CTCATTTGCGATTAAAAACCGCCTGAGTCCATAATTACCCTCATGACACGCAAGGCAGACCCCCAGACAGAGGTGAAGCGTTCCAAGGCTGGACGGCCTCGCATCCCCCCGTTTCCTGTTGAGGGGGGAGCGCCTGACGCGCCTGAGTTCAAGGGCAACCCGCCAGCGCCCAAATCCACCTACGAAGACCCGGAGGAGTTCTTGCGGGCCGTGTGGCAGGGCAAGCTGAACGCGACCAGCGCGCAGATTCAGGCGGCAAAGGCGGTGCTGTCGACAAAGGCCAGCCAGGCCAAGGCCATCGGGAAAAAGGAAATGGCACGGCAAAACGCGGCCGAGACCCAGCAAGGGCGGTTTGCCCCAATCGGGGCTCCGATACGGCGGGTGAAGTGAAGCGGCCCAATTGGACGACAGCCTGCCCGGACTGGGCTGAACGGCTGGTGGCATCCAAGAGCATCATCCCGAAGCCCATCTACAAGGCCCAGGCCGCGCACGCCCTTTCGATCTTCAAATCTCTGAGAGTCGTAGACCTTCCTGGGCGGCCAACCTTCGGCGAGTGCTCGGAGCAATGGGTGTTTGACTTCGTGTCGGCCATCTTCGGTGCGTACGATGCCAAGACCGGGAATCAGTTGATTCGGGAGTACGGCCTGCTCATCAGCAAGAAGAACACGAAGTCGACCATTGCCGCGGGAATCATGCTCACGGCAACCATCATCTGCTGGCGCGAGGACGAGGAACACCTGATCTTGGCGCCCACCAAGGAAGTGGCCGACAACAGCTTCAAGCCAGCTGCCGCGATGGTTCGGGCTGATACTGAGCTTTCGGCCATCTTCAACGTTCAGAACAACATCCGCACCATCGTGCACAGGGTGAGCGGCAACAGCCTGAAGGTGGTGGCAGCCGACAGCGGCACGGTTTCCGGGAAGAAGGCTGGCCGGATCATGGTCGATGAGCTTTGGCTGTTCGGCAAAGACGCTCATGCGGCCTCGATGTTCATGGAAGCGCTGGGTGGCCAGGTATCGAGAGATGAAGGCTTCGTCATCTACCTGACCACGCAGAGCGACGAGCCACCCGCGGGCGTGTTCAAGGAGAAGTTGGACTACTGGCGGGACGTGCGCGACGGCAAGATCAAGGACAACAAGACGCTGGGCATCCTGTACGAGTTCCCGCTGGACATGCTTAAGTCCAAGGCGTACATGAAGCCCGAGAATTTCTACGTCACCAATCCCAACATCGGCCGTTCGGTCAGCGCGGAGTGGCTCCAAGACAACCTGCTCAAGAACGAGACCAAGCAGGACGGCTCATTCCAGCAGTTCCTGGCCAAGCACCTCAACGTGGAAATCGGGCTCAATCTGCGCTCGGACAGGTGGGCGGGCTCCGACTTCTGGGAAGCGGCCACGGAGGGTCCTATCACGCTGGATGACCTGATCGAGCGCTCTGAGGTCATCGTGGTCGGGATCGATGGCGGCGGGCTGGATGACTTGCTGGGCCTGTGCGCCATCGGCCGGGAAAAGAAGACGCGCCGCTGGCTTCACTGGGCTCACGCCTGGGCTCACAAGATCGTTCTGCAGCACCGCAAGGAAATCGCGCCTCGCCTGCTGGACTTTCAGAACGAAGGCACGCTCACCATTGTGGAAAAGCCGGGCGACGACCTGAAGGAACTTGCGGACATGATCTGCCGCATCAGGGATGCGAAGCTCCTTCCTTCGTCAGACTGCATCGGCGTTGATGCGGCTGGCATCGGGGCAATCGTGACCGAGCTTGAAGAACGGCGCTTTGACAAGGATGTGCACATCCTGGCGATCCAGCAAGGCTGGAAATTGAATGGTGCGATCAAGACCACGGAGCGCATGCTGGCCGGAGGCGAACTGATGCACGGCGGGACAAAGCTAATGGCCTGGTCAGTGGGGAACGCCCGCGTGGTGCCAGTTGGCAACGCCATCACGATCAACAAACAGATCAGCGGAACGGCTAAGATTGACCCATTAATGGCCACTTTCGACGCTGCTACGCTGATGTCTCTGAACCCTATTGCGTCCAAAAAGTCTCTTGTTCTCGCAGTTGCTGGCTAAAATGGCGTGCAATTGCATAAAGCGACAAAAGAAACTTGTGGAGTTCCTCTGCAAGAAACCTTTGTCATGGGCCTGCAAGAGAGCGCAGGAACGGCTTGCAAAGATGGAGAGCAAAGAAAATGGAACGTCAGATCGCGTACAGCCTCCTTCAAGTCAAGGAACTGAATGAAGACCGCCGAGAAATCAGCGGCTTTGCTACCACCCCCGAACCTGACCGCGTAGGGGACATCGTGGACCCCATGGGCGCGAAGTTCATGGATTCCATCCCTCTCCTGTGGCAGCACCGCCACGATTCGCCTATCGGCAAGGCCTTCCTGAACAAGCCCACCAAGAACGGCATCAAGTACCGCGCGAACGTGGCCAAGGTGGACGAAGACGGCCCGCTCAAGTCCATGCTGGACATGGCTTGGCAGTCGATCAAAGCGGGCTTGGTGCCTGGCGTCTCCATCGGCTTCCGCCCCCTCAAGTACGACTTCATGAGCGAAGGCGGCATCCGCTTCACCGAGTACGAGATTTACGAGCTTTCGGCTGTGACGATCCCGGCCAATGCCTCGGCAACCATCCAGACGATCAAGGCCATGGACTCGCGCGGCGGCTACTCTGGCGGTCCTGTGCGACTCATCACCCGCGCCGTTCCTCTGGAGCCGCGCAATCCCACTGCGGGCATCAAGCTGATCCCCGCGTCTTCTGCCGTTCGCCTGAACCGCTAGAGCTTCAAACCCTACTTTCAAGGAAACATCATGAAGACGTTCGCTCAACAACTGGAAGACCTGAAGGCTACCAAGTCGGCCAAGGCATCCAAGATGCAAGAAATCGCCAAGGCCGCGGCCAACGACCCGGCCGGTCAACGCTCGATGAACACGGCAGAAGCCGAGGAATTCGACACCCTGGACGGTGAAGTCAAGCGCTTGGAACAAGACGAAGCCCGCATCGCGCGCCTGGCTGCCATGGACCTGTCTTCGGCCACTCCGGTGGACGACAGCCAGCAACGCAGCGCACCGGCTGCCGGTGGCTCTGGCGCCCTGCCCGTGCAACTGAAGACGGTCGAAAAGCTCGACAAGGGTATCGGCATGGCGCGCTACGTCATGGCGCTGACCAAAGCCAAGGGCGATCCGCAGATGGCTTTCAAGCTGGCCGAGAAGTACTTCCCGCAAACCGAATCGGTAGTCCGGCTGCTGAAGGCTCAATCCGAAGGCGCCAACCTCGAAGACCTGATGAAGATCAAGGCAACGGTTGCGGCTGGCGACACCATCAATGCCACCTGGGCCGCCCCGCTTGTGGATCAGGCGACCATTGCCGGTGAATTTCTTGAGTACCTGCGCCCGCGAACCCTGATCGGCCAGGCGAATTTCCGCCCGGTTATGTTCAATGTTCGCATCGGCTCGCAGACTGGCGGCGGCACTGCTTACTGGGTCGGCCAAGGCAAGGCCAAACCGGTCACGGCACTGGCCTTCGGCGCTGACACGATCCCCTTCTCCAAGGTCGCTACCATCGCGGTCATCACGCAGGAACTGGCTCGGTTCTCTGACCCGAAGGCAGAAGCCATCGTCCGCGATACCCTCGCCGATGCCGTGATCGAGCGGATCGACACCGATCTGTTTGACCCGGACAAGGCGGCTGTTGCCAACGTGTCGCCCGCTGGCCTGCTGAACGGTGTCACGCCGGTCACGGTGCAACCGATCGATCCGAGCGATCCGGAAAGCATTGCGTGCGCGCTTATGGCCCTGTGGGCGCCTTGGGATTCCACCAACCTGGGTGCGCGTCCTGCCTACTACACCACGCCGGCCATTGCGCGTTTGCTGGCCTTCCGCCGCTACGCCCTGAGCGGTCAATCGGTCTATCCGAACATGACCCCGACTGGCGGCAGCATCGACGGCATTCCGGTTCGCGTTTCGCAGTACTTGGCGAACAACGGCGGAAGCGGCGGTGCCCCGTTCATCCTGGTTGATGAGTCGGAGGTGTACCTCGCCGACGACGGCTCAGTGACGGTCGATGCTTCCGAACAGGCCAGCATCGAAATGAGCGACACGCCGGCCGGCTCCAGCAACCCGACGGTTGCCGCTTCCAGCGTGAACCTGGTGTCCATGTGGCAGACCAACTCCATCGCCATCCGGGCCGAGCGCTACATCTGGTGGGGCAAGCGCCGTGTTGGCGCAGTCCAGTGGATTGACGGTTTCCCGACCGCCTGCTAAAGCGATAGGAAACAGAAAGCGGGCAGCGGATAATCTCCCTGCCCGCTTTTTCACAGGAGAGTTTTATGCAACGTGTTCAATTCACTCTGACGCGAGGTGGCCGGAGTCAACTGGTTCCCATTGCACAGGCGAAAGCCTTGCAACGTGCGGGCTACGGAACTTACGAAGACCGCTCCATGCAAGGGCGCACGGCCATCAAGGCTCTTTCAGCCGCGCCGCAGTCGCTGCCGGCTTCTCAGAGCGTGCCTGATGGCCTAGGCGCACTCGACAAGGATCAACTGCACGCGCTCGCCAAAGAGCGGGGCGTCAAGGTCCATCACGCAGCCGGCGCCGACAAGGTGCGGGCCGCCCTTCGGGACGCAAAATGAAATTCCCTCGGCTCGCAGCCGCGCTATCTGCCCTGGCCGCCGTTGCGGCCTCTGTCGCTTCTGGGGCACTCTCGGCGGTGCTGTGGGTTGTGCTGTGCAGCCTCGGCGGCGCGGCGCTCATGGTGGGCGGCGTGGGCCTGCTATTCGGCCTCGGCTGGGCGATGATGCTCGGAGGCGCCTTCCTGCTCCTGGCCGCCTTCCTGATCTTGAAAGGCTTGAGCAATGTCTAGCGTTTCCGTCTTCCGCGCCCTCTCGGGTGTTGCACAAAAGCGTGTCCCTGCGAGCCTCTCGGCGGTCAGCGACTGGCGCGGCGGCTGGCGCCGGATTTCCGAGCCCTTCTCGGGCGCATGGCAGCGCAACATCGAAGAAAAGCGCGGCGACCTCATCACCTACCCCACGCTGTACGCCTGCATCTTCCGCATCTCTTCGGACATCGGGAAGTTGCCCTTCACGCTGCGTGAATACGACGAACGCACGGGCATCTCTCGCGGCGTGCAGAACCCGGCCTACTCACCGGTCCTGCGCAAGCCCAACGGCTTCCAGACCTCGGCTCAGTTCCGGGAATACTGGATCATCACGAAGCTGTGCCAAGGCAACGCCTACCTGCTCAAGCGCCGTGATGAACGCGGCGTCGTGGTTGATCTGTACGTCCTCGATCCAGAGCGCGTCATGCCGATGGTCACGAACGCTGGCGAGGTCTATTACCAGCTTTACACCAGCCCGCTCAACACACTGCCGCCTGACTACCCGGCAGACCGCCTGATCGTTCCGGCTTCGGAAATCATCCATGACCGGTGCATGACGATCCACAATCCCCTGATCGGCGTTCCTCCGCTTGCCGCGGCCTACTGGCCCACGCTGAAGAACATGAAGATCATGCGGAGCGCTACGGAGTTCTTTGCCAACAATGGCCAGCCTGGCGGCCTTCTGACGGCTCCTGCAGGCATGAGCGACGAAGACGCCAAAAAGGTGCAGGAATACTGGAATACCGAGTTCACCGGCACCCAGTCGGGCCGCGTGGCCATCATCGGCGCGGACATGAAGTTCACGCCCTTTGCCTACAAGTCCATTGACTCGCAGATGATCGAGCAGATGCGCTACGGTGATGAGCAAATCTGCCAGCCCTTCGGCGTGCCGCCTTTCATGGTGGGCATCGGCACCATCCCGACCGGCCTGGGCGTGGACGGCATCTACCAGCTTTACTACCAGAACGCCCTGCAGACCCACATCGAGCATATGGAGGCGCTGCTGGACGAGGGCCTGCGCATTGCCTCACCGATGGGCGTAGAGCTTGACCTTTCGCCCTTGCTGCGCATGGACGAATCCAAGAGGGCCGACGTGACCCAGAAGCTGAACAAGACCGAAACCCCGAACGAAGGGCGCCGGCGCTTCAACCTCCCGCCTCTGGTGGGTGGCGATACGGTCTACATGCAACAGCAGGACTTCCCGCTGGATCAGGTCCGCTTGAACAAGATCGCACCGCCTGCGCCCCCTGCGCCAGCTCCCGCACCGGAGCCCCAGGACACTGCAGAGGCCGAAGCAGCGCAGGCGGAACTCGATCAGGCGCGCGCTATCATCGCCACCAATCAAGCAATCGAGGCCATGAAGAAAGGGCTATCCAATGTTCGACCCTGAAAAATTCGGCTTGGCGATGGCCGAAGCCATGGCCGCGAAGCTCGCCCCGATTCAAGCCCAGCTTGACGCCATCACGGCGACCCTGGAGACCAAGGCAGCATTGTCCGACTTGCCCAAGATCGAGGCACCTGCACTGCCTAACATCTCCGCAATAGTGGCTGACGCCGTGAAAACCGCGGTGGCCGCCATCACCCTCCCCGAACCGCTAGGCATCGCTGGAGCTTTGATCGACCGCGACGGCGCGCTGCAAATCACCCTGTCCAATGGCGAGGTAAAGAACCTCGGCCGCGTGGAAGGCAAGAACGGCGAGCCGGGCAAGGACGGCGAAGATGGCGTCAGCTTCGAAGCCTTCGACATGCGCTACATCGATGAGACAGGCGAACTCGAGGTCAAGGCTACGGCTGGCGGCATCACGAAAGAAGTTCGCTTCCACATCGGCGGCATGCGCGGGAAGGGCTACTGGCGCGAGGGCGTGACGGCCAAAGCGAACGAGGCATGGAGCTACGGCGGCCAACTCTGGATTGCGGTCAAGGAAACCAAATCCGAGCCCAAGGCAGGCGCTGAAGACTGGTTCCTGGGTGCGCGCAAGGGCAAGGACGCCGATACGATCATCCGCACGGCCCCCAGCAACGATCCGATCCGCCTGGGGAACTGAGCATGGAACTCGTCAGCGCTGCGCAGGCCAAAGAACAAATCCGCATCGACAGCAGTGCTGACGATGGGTGGCTGGCGATCTTCATTCCGGCGATCAGCCAGGCTGTGGCCACGTGGCTGAAGGATGAATGGCGGCTGTACGAGCCCGCGCTAGATTCCAACGGCCTGCCCATCCTTGACTCGGCCGGCGAACCGTACCCGGCGATGGACACCAGCGGTGATCCCATCGTGCGCCCTGTCGTTCAAGCGGCTGTGCTGGTCGAACTGGCGCAGCAATACCGCTTCCGTGACGGCTCGGAGGCCCAAGCCGTACCCAGCCATTGGGGCCACGGCTACGTGCTCGGCGCGGGCGCCACCAGCCTGCTGGTGGCTCTGCGCAAATCCACGGTGGCCTGATGTCCAACGTAGAAGCCGGCCGCCTGCGCCACAAGGTCACGCTGCAGGAGCGCGTGGACCTGGTGGACAGCAACGGCGATGCGATCCAAGACCAGAACGGCCAGCAGGAATACATCTGGCAGACCGTCGCCGAGATTTGGGCGGCTGTAGAGGCCCTGAGCGCACGCGAGTTCATCGCCGCTCAGACCACCGAGTCAAAGGTCGTAGCGCGCATCACGATCCGCTATCGGCAAGACCTGAATTACTCCATGCGAATCCTGTTCCGCGGCAAGGTCTACAACATCGAGGGTGTTCTGCCTGACAAGTACAGTGGGCTGGAGTACATCACCCTTCCTGTCAGCTACGGCATCAACGACACAGCAGAATGACGACCTGGGCGATTCTCGCTACGGGGCCGAGCATGAGCCAAGAGCAGGCCGACATGGCCCGCGCATTCCCTTGTGTGGCAGTCTCCGATGCCTACCGACTTGCCCCATGGGCTGAAGCCATCGCCTCAGTAGATGCCGCGTGGTGGTCTGCGCATCCTGCCGCCTTGAATCACCCTGGCCGCAAGTTCTCCACGCACCTGAGCTTCCAGAAGTGCCCCGAAGGCATCGAGCGCATGCCACACGTGACCGGCGAGAACTCGGGCCTGTTCGGTTGCAAGGTGGCGGTGCATCTCGGCGCTACCCGCTTGATCCTGCTCGGCTTCGACATGGGAGGCTCACACTTCTTCGGCGAACATCCGGCCCCACTCAAGAACACGAAGCCAGAACGCTTCGATGTGTTCAAAAGGCAATTCTCCGGGTACAAGCCGCGAGGGGTGGAAATCCTCAATGCCACCGCAGGCTCTGCTCTGAAATGCTTCCCCAACACCACCCTGGAGAAAGAAATTGCGCGCTCAATGCAATCTGCCTGACGGTCCCAACTACAAGCGGGATGCCTTCGTGGCTGGCCTCAAGGCTGCTGGATACGAGCTCTGCCAGAAGATCAGCAACCCGGAGGCATGCGACATTCTGGTCATCTGGAACCGTCCAGCATCGCAGGAAGCAGAGGCCAAACGATTCGAGCGAGCCGGCGCGCGCGTGGTCGTGGCGGAGAACGGCTATCTGGGCAAGAACTGGAACGGGCGGAAGTGGTTCGCCTTGGCCATTGGCCATCACGCCGGCGCTGGTGAGTGGAACGACAACGGGCCTTCCCGCTGGGTTTCTTGGGGCGTGCAACTGCAAGACTGGAAGCCGGAAGGGGAAACCCTGATCCTGGCGCAGCGTGGCATCGGTGAGCCGGGGATCGCATCTCCGCGCGGCTGGGCGCAGGAAGTCCAGCAGCGTATCGGCGGTCGCATCCGCAAGCATCCCGGTATCAATGAGCCAGAAGTCCCGCTGATAGACGATCTGATCGGCGTTGGGCCAGTCGTGACCTGGCACAGCGCTGCGGCGATTCAGGCCCTGATTCTTGGGCACCCGGTCTGGTATGCCTTCCCTCGCTGGCTTATGGCGGAAGCCTGCATGTCTTTGAACGTCTGGCGTTCTTGCATTCTTCTCAATGACTTGAGAGAGCCCGTTCTAGAGCGCATGGCGTGGGCGATGTGGGAATCTGAGGAAATCCGCTCTGGCGAGGCTTTCAGGACGCTGCTGTCATGAACATCCTTTTCACCGGCAAAGGCACATCAGGCAGCTGGGTCATCCGTGGAAAGCAGATGGCCGAAGCCTTGGGCGCTCGAGCTATCCCCATGGCAAGCGTAGAGGAATGCGAAGCGTCGGATGTGATCGTCGGAGTAAAGCGCATTCCAGCCTTGCTGCTAGAGCGCATCCGCTTCGCGCAAAAGCCTTTCGTCTGGGATGTAGTGGATGCCTGGCCAAACCGTGTCAGTGGATCGTGGAATCAAGAACAGGCCATGGACTGGTGCAAGGCAGAGCTTGACCGCCTGCAGCCTGACGCTGTGATCTGGCCGAACGAACGCATGCGCCAGGACATGGGAGGGGGCGGGAAGGTGATCTACCACCACCACCGGCCGGGCATCGCGCTCAACCCCATTCGCCCACGTATTCAGACCATCGGTTACGAAGGCTCGCCCCTCTACATAGAGGGCTGGGCTGGCCCCATTGCTGAGCAGTGCAGGCGGCTAGGGGCCGTTTTCCTGGTAAACCCTGTAAGCCTGGCTGATGTCGACGTGGTGCTGGCCCTGCGTGGCGCCGCCTTTCAGGGCTATCCACATCAGCAGTGGAAAAGCCAGATCAAACTCGCCAACGCTCACGCCAGCGGCACCCCATTCATCGGCCAGCCTGAAGCGGGGTATCTCGAGAACACAACCGGCGCTGAATGCTGGGTCTCGGATTCAGATGGCCTTGGCAGAGCCTTGGACGCACTATCCCCCATAGCCACCCGCTGGGAGATTCACGAACGATTCCGCGCCGCCTCGTTTCCTATCGAACAGGCAGCAGCCCAATACCGGAGTCTCCTATGCGCATTGAAGTCCTAAGAACCACCCCCTGTTCGGCCACTGCAACAGGAATGCTGGATGCCATGGAGCAGGCCGTAAAAGATGCCGGCGATCAACTGACGGCATCCCCCAACTTTGTCGGAGGCTCAGAACTTCTGATCCTGTTCGGCGTGGGCAACCCCGCAAACAACTGGGCACGACAACGGCAGATCAAGAACGGCGGTCATGTGCTCATGTGGGACCTGGGCTATTTCGGTCATCGTCGGCTAGATGGCTGGCTTCGCATGTCCATCGATCACGACCACCCCCAGAGGTTCATAGATCGCACGCCAGATTACGGCAGGTGGGATGCTCATGGAATCGAACTTCGAGAGGACGCTTATTCGGATGGTCACATTGTTCTGGTGGGCCTGGGCGTGAAGTCACGGCAATACCTCAAGCTGCGCAACTGGGAGCAGGAAACATTGCAGCGCCTGCGCAACGAACACCCGGGAAGAAAGATCGTCTTCAGGCCCAAAGGCGCAGACCAGACCAGCCTGCGAGGCGTGGAGGTTGATCGGCGAGAGGGCATCGAGGGGGTTCTGCGGGGCGCCTCCTTGGTGGTGGCCAGGCATTCCAACGTCTGCGTGGATGCCGCCATCGCTGGAGTGCCGTTTCAATGCGAGGACGGTGCGGCTATGTGGCTATCCAGCCGCCCCTACACGCGGGATAATCGGCTCGATTTCCTGAGGCGCCTTGCATGGTGGCAATGGAAACCCTCTGAGGCCGGCCAGGCCCTTCAATTCGCTAAGGGAATGCTGTGAAACTCAACATCGGCGCAGGCAACAAACGACTACACGGTTATACCGGCGTGGATGCGGTGGCGGGTCGTTCTGCCGTCGACATCGTGGCCCCGGCGTGGGCAATTCCTTTGGCCTCCCAGGTGGCAGATGAAATCCTGGCCGTTCACCTGTGGGAGCATTTTTATCGCTGGCAGTGCGACGAAGTCATCAAGGAATGGCATCGCCTGCTCAAGCCTGGCGCTCGGCTGGTGCTGGAGCTCCCCGACCTGATGAAAGCCTGTCGCAACGTGGTTGATGGCGTGAAGGGAAAGCATCCCGACCAGCTTTCGATGTGGGCCTTGTACGGAGACCCGCGGGAGGGTGACGAGTTCATGGCTCATCGCTGGGGCTGGACGCCTGATACGCTGCGTGAATTCCTCGAGGCTCACGGCTTCAACAACATTGTTGAGCGCCCTACGCAGTTCCATCGAACCGGCCACTTCAACCGAGATATGCGAATCGAGGCCGAGCGTGCGTGAGCCAATCACCATCTTCTGCGGCTACGAGGAAGGGGAGGCCGTTGGCTTTCAAGTCTTCGTCCATAGCCTGCTGAAGCGTGCCACCTGCCCTGTGCACATAGTGCCGCTGGCAAGCATGGGGCTGCCGGAGGGTTCCAACTCGTTCACCCTGTCTCGCTTCCTGGTGCCTTGGCTCTGCCACTTCAAGGGCCGGGCGATCTTCGCAGACGCCAGCGACATGGTGATGGATGGCGACATCGCCGACCTGGACGCCCTGTTCAACCCGGTGATGGCCGTGCAGGTGGTCAAGCAGCCGATCTACAAGACCATCCATCCCGTTAAGTACCGCGGGACCGACCTGGAATGCGAAAACCGGGACTACGAGCGCAAGAACTGGGCGAGCCTGATGCTCATCAACTGCGAGCATCGCGGCTGGGCTGGCCTGACGCCTGACCGAATCGCAGCCATGTCGCCTCTGCACCTTCTGCAGTTCAAGCATCTAACCGATGACTGCATCGGTGATCTGCCCTCGCGCTGGAACGTTCTGGTAGATGAAGGTCACGAAACAGAAGGCGCCAAGGTTCTGCACTGGACCGCTGGCATTCCTGGCTTCCCCATGTACCGTTCTGCGCCTCTGGCCCGTGTCTGGATGCGCGAGTTCGACTCCATGACCAAGGCCATGGAAGGGCGGTTCTGATGTTCGCTGTCGAACTCAACGGCCTGCCCGATCTAGAGAAAAAGCTCGAAGGCTTGTCCTATGATGTTCGATACAAGGGCGGACGGTTCGCTCTACGCAAGGCGGCCCAAGTAGTCAGGGACGCGGCCAAGCAGAAGGCGGCGCAGATCGATGACCCGAAGACTGCGGCGGACATCGAGAAAAACATCGTGGAGCGCTGGGCAAACAAGCGATACCGGACCACTGGTGATTTGATGTTCCGCGTCGGTGTGATGGGCGGCGCTGGCGGGAACAAGACATCTGAGCAGCTATCGGGCAACCCTGGGGGCGATACGCGGCACTGGCGGTATGTGGAGTTCGGCACCGAGAAGACAGGTGCGCAGCCTTTCATGCGGCCCGCCATGGAGCAGAGCGCTCAGCGCGCTACCGATGAATTCATCAAGCAATACAGTGCCTCAATCGATCGGGTGCTACGAAAGGGTTCCAAATGATGGGTCCACCAGTATTCGATACCGTCAAGGACATTGCCGGCGTGCGCGCCGTCCTCAAGACCGGAAGCGGTCCGGTGCGGGTCTATGGATTTGGCTTGGCGCCCCCCAATGTGCTCAAGCCTTATGCCGTGTTTCAGCAGGTCTATGGCGAGCCGGAAAACAATCTTAGCCAGCGGCCGACAGACGACTACTACACCACGCAAATCGATGTCTACGACGAGCCCAGCCCAGTCGGGGCAGAGCGCATTCTGCAAGTCGCTCAGGCTCTGCGTGACGCAATAGAGCCGGTCGCTTACATTACTGCTTGGCGTGGGATGGACCGCGACCCGGAGACGGCAAATTACCGCTTCTCCTTCGAAGTGGACTGGATCATCCACCGATAGTTTCTCAACCCGCCGCAGATGCGGCTATCTCTAGGAGCGCATCATGGCCGCTGTGAAAACCCAAGGCACTGAACTTTACTTCATCGACCCCGAAGACGATTCCGTCGTCAAGGTGGGTTGCCCCACCAGCATCACCGGCCTGACGGCTGCGCGTGACCAGATCGAGACCACTTGCCTCGATTCCGCTGCGCGGGAATACGTGGCCGGCATGCCCACCCCGGGCACTGCCAACTTCGGGATCAACTTCGATCCCAGCGATCCGAGCCACATTCGCCTGCATGAGTTGTACCGCGACGGCACCACGCTTGAGTGGGCGCTAGGCCTTGGCGACTACACGCCTCCGCCTCCTGCCGCGGGTCCGCAGCCCACGGGCGTTAGCTCGGCTGGCCTGTTCGTCCTGCCGGCCACCCGGACCTGGATCACCTTCACCGGCTATCTCTCCGACTTCCCGTTTGACCTGAGCTTGAACGCGGTTGTCACCAACGCCGTGGCCATCCAAGTCTCTGACTTCCCGGTCGTGGTGCCCAAGGCATGAACAAGGCCGAACTTCTCGCCAAGGTCGGCGCCAAGAAGCTGGAGCCGGTTTTCAAGAAGGTTTCATGGATGTCGGAAGAAGGTGAAAGCCTTGATGTCGATGTCCTGATCCTTCCGAAGAACGCGGGTTCCTGGATGCGCCTCCAAGACGCATTCCAAGCCAAGGAGAAGCCGGAGAAGTATTCGGCCTATGTGGCGAACTTCATCCAGCTTGCCGACACGGCCGAGACCTTGACGGCTGAAGAAGCGATGAGCCTGCCGGTGGAAATGCTGGCCGCTCTGCTCAAGGGCATTGTCGAAGTCCACGGGGAAAGCAAAGCCGCAAAAAACTGAGCGCCGCTGATGTCCTTCTGCACGAGCTTGTGTTGAATGGCATTGGCGGCTCTACGGTAGAGGAGGCAAAGGAAAGGCTCACGGAGGAGGAATTCCTTTCGTGGGCTTTGTTCCGCAAGCAGTTCGGCTCCTTGAATGTTGGCTGGCGGCTAGAGTGGGAAGGGGCGAAGTTGCGCAGTCTGGTCTGGAACTACCTGCGGGACGGCAAGAAGCACCCTGAAGGCAAGACCCCGGACGAGTTCATGGAGCACTGGCCTGAAGAAGAAAAGCCGCTGGAGGAAGTGCTGGAAGACTCCACGCAGGCAATCGTCGCCATGATGAAGGCACAGAAGCCGAAAGGATAGAAGATGGCAAGCCGCTCGCTCGGAACTTTGACGCTCGACCTCGTAGCGAGGATTGGCGGCTATACGGAAGGACTCGGGAAGGCCGAGCGCGAAGCGGAGAAGCGCGCCAAGGCCATCGAGAAAGCTTTCAGCAACGCGGGTACAGCCATCGGCATCGGCCTATCTGCTGCCATCACAGGGGCTGTTGCTGGCCTGGTGGCATTCGATAAGCTCATCAAGAGCGCAGCCGACTTCCAAGACATCGCGGAGAAGATCGGCGGCAGTGCAGAGGGAATCGCATCCTTCGGCACCGCAGCCGGTACTGCTGGGGTGGACATCGAGACCATCGCTGCGGCTTCCGTCAAACTTACTTCGGCCCTTGTTGGTGTGGACGACGAGTCCAAGGCAGCAGGCGCAGCAATCAAGGCGCTTGGGCTTGATCTCAAGGACTTCAAGAGCCTGAGCCCTGAGGACCAAATAGAAGCGGTAGCGAAAGCGCTAGCGGGCTTTGAAGATGGTGCGAACAAGACGGCTGTTGCTGTTGCCTTGTTCGGCAAGTCCGGCGCTCAACTGCTGCCCTTCCTGAAGGCGCTCGAGGAACAAGGCGGCCGGCAGGTGATCCTGACTGAGCAGCAAATCCAATTGGCTGACCAGTACGCCGATGCGCAGGCCAAGGCTGCCGCAGAACTTCGGCAGTATGCCCAACTGGCAGCGACCCAAGCCCTTCCCGCGCTCACCAGCCTTACAAAAGTGCTCAATGATGTTGCGCTTGAGTTGATCGGCGTAGACAAGCAGACAGGCGCACTTGCGGCAAACAACGGCATCAAGGTATTTGCAGAGAACGCCATCAGTGCGGTGGCTTTCGTGATCGATTCCTTCAACGGCCTGTTTACCGTGGTCAGCCGTACGGGTGAATTTATCGGGGCTACCGGGGCTGCCTTGGTTGCAGTCCTGTCGGGCGATTTCAAAGCACTTGACGCCATCCGAAAGTCCTACGATGACAGCCTGAATCAAGGCTTCGACTCTTTGCGCTCCCGAGTGCAAGAGCAATTTTCCCAAGTGCAGAACCTGACCAATGCGACAGCGTCGATTACTCGGAAAAGGCTGAACTTTGATGGCGCAGCGGATAAAGGTAAGAAGGCCAAAGACCCCTACGCCGAAGCCCAGCGCTATCTTGAGTCGCTTCAGAAGCAAGTCCTCAAGGTGGGCGAACTCACTGTAGCCGAGCAGGCGCTGGCAGAGATTCGTTCTGGTCGATTGGGCAAGATCACGCCCGAGCAAGAGAAGCAAATCCTCTTTACTGCCCAGCAAGTGGACAGCCTCAAGGCGCTCGAGCAGGAGATGAAGGACAAGGAGAAGGACAACGAGGAATACATCGAGGGCCTGAAGCGCTCCAACAAGGAAAATCAGGATTGGCTGGAGGGCATGCTCTCTGGCGGGCCAATGGCAAAGCTTGAGAAGCAACGCACCGACTTGCAGCGGCTGGCTGATCTGGTGGACAAGGGGATCATTAGCCCCGAGCAGTTCTCCGATGCGGCTACAGGCTACTTGGGACTCCAAGAGAACATCAAAGAGACCAAGAGCCTGGCTGACGAGTTGGGCCTTTCCTTTACGAGCGCTTTCGAGGATGCCATCGTGGGCGGCAAAGGCTTCTCCGAGGTGCTGAAGGGACTCGAGCAAGACATCATCCGCATCGTCACCCGCAAGCTGGTCACGGAGCCGCTGGGAAATGCGCTCACGGGCATGTTCAATGGCTCAGGTGGCGGGGGTGGCGCAGGGGGATTCCTAAGCGGCATCTTCAACAGCGTGGGCGGTTTCTTCAAGAACCTGCTGAGCTTCGATGGCGGCGGTTTCACCGGCTCAGGCCCGCGTGCTGGCGGACTGGACGGCAAGGGCGGTTTCCTAGCCATGGTGCACCCAGATGAAACCATCTCAGACCACACCAAGGGCCAAGGCCGCTCGATCAACATCACGATCCCCGTGCAGGGCATGGTGGACAACCGGACCAAGATGCAGATCGGCGCTGAGGCGGCGATGGCGATCCAGCGCGCAGAAAGGAACATGTAATGTTCATTCCGATTGAAATGCCCCACTGCCTTGCTTTCGGGGCTGTTGCCACGAATGGCTGGTCGACCATCATTGCGGAGACCGAAGCGGGTTACGAGCAGCGCACCCAGGAATGGACTCAATGGCGCAATGAGTACGACCTGCCCCTGCCTCCTACGCTGCCCGATGCGTTCAAGCCCGTACGGGATCACTTCGCCATGGCGCGCGGCATGCTGCACAGCTTCCCCATGAAGGACTGGAGCGACTTCACGGTGGCTGCATCTGAGAGCATTGCTGCCTATGTCTCGCCTGGCGTGTTCCAGTTCGGCAAATCCTATGGGGTGGCCCCCTACGCCTACCAACGCAAGCTGACCCGCTTCGCCGGCGTTGTCACGCCTCTTCGCGGCGGAGTTCCCATGGTGGCCGGAGGTGGAGCAGGTCAGTACGCATTCGATGTGAACACAGGACGCCTAGCTGTCCAACCGGATCAGACACGATCCATCACCAGCCATGTCGTGGGCGCCACCCACCGGCTCAACCTGGCTAGCGACTTTTCACCCAATGTCTCGCCCGGCAGCATCATCTATGTGTCTGGCGTGAGCGGAACCGCTGCGGCGCTTTTGAATGGCTTGCCGCTGACCGTTGCCACCGTGGCGGCTGGCTATGTGACTGTCAGCGTGAACACGACCGGGCTGACGGCTACGGGCGGCACAGCGGCACGAAGAATCGCCTCGAGCGAAATCACCTATACCGCAACACAGTTCATGGTCCCGGTGCGGTACAACGTGGACAAACTGGCTGTTCAGGCCATCAATCGATCGGGCGGCGATCTTGTCCTGCAGACCATGGGCCTGACGGCCATTGAGGTCCGAGAATGACTCGTGTAATCCCCATCGGCCTAGCGGCTAAGTACGCAGCCGAAACGCAGACGCTCGCCCAGTTCCTGCGGCTGGAGCGAAAGGACGGCTTCGTGGTGGGGCTGACTTCGGCCGACATCGATGTGACCATCGGCGGGGTTCTCTACCGCTGCATGCCCGGCATCACGCCGAGCAACATCCAATGGTCTGCCGGCCTTGCGGTGGACAACCTGGAAATCACCTTCCTCGAAGACGACACCTACATCAACAAAGTGGACGTGCTTTCTAAGAAGTGGAGCAAAGCCGCATTCTTCTTGTTCCAAGCCGATCCGCTTGATCCTGCCGCGGGTATCGATACCTTGATGATCGGCCATATGGGCGATGTGAGCATCGAGACTGGCGCCATGCGCGCAGAGCTTCGCAGCATCGTCCAACTGCTCCAGCAGACGATTGGCGAGGTGACAAGCAAGACCTGCAAGACGCAACTTTTCAGTGAGAAGTGCAAGGTGCCGGAGGCCCCCAACACATTCACTGGAACGTTGACCTCGGCAGGCCGACAGGCCGTTTCAGACAGCGGCCGCTCGGAACCCGATGATTGGTTTGGCGATGGCTTCTTCGAGTTCACATCGGGCGACTGCAACGGCATGCAGGTGAAGGTGCGCGACTATGACGGCGCCACGGGAACATTCACCTTCGTGCTGCCTACCCTAATCGCCCCGGCCATCGGAGACACATACATCGCCAAGACCGGCTGCCGCAAGCGTGCCTACGAGGACTGCCGAGACAAGTTCTCCAACATCCTCAATTTCCAAGGCGAGCCGCATCTACCTGGCAATGACTACGTGACGAACCCTGGGGATGTCAGCAATGCATGACGCCGAACGAATTGCCCGAAGCTACATGGGCACACCCTTTGTGCATCAGGGGCGCACGCCAAGCGTCGGCTTGGATTGTGCTGGCCTCATCATTTGCGTTGCCAGAGAACTGGGGCATGTACCCCCCGACTTCGATGTGAGCAACTATGCGCAGGAACCTGATAAGACATCAATTGTCGATGCCTGCGATGAGCACCTGACCCGTATCCCGCGTGAGCAGGCGCAGCCCGGTGATGTGATCGTGATTGCGTGGGACCGCTGGCCGCAGCATCTGGGAATCATGGGGGTATACGCTCCTGCTCCATCGCATCGCACCCTCATTCATGCCTTCATGCGGGAAGGTGAAAAGATCGAGCACAAGCGCACACCCCCTGTGGTCAGAGAACATAGGCTGGCACCCGACCTCATGAAGAAAATCGTGCGCGTCTACCGCTTCCCGGAGGTGGCATAAATGGCGCAACTAGCATTTGCGGGACTGGGCGCAGCTATCGGGTCAGGCTTCGGCGGCATTGCTGCTTTGGGCCTGAGCGGCACGGCAATCGGCTGGAGCATCGGGGGTATGGTGGGCGGCCTATTCGGTCCTACGCAACGGGTCCAGGGGCCTCGCCTTGCTGACCTGAAGCTCACAGCCAGCACCTATGGCGCGCCGATACCCTACGTGCTTGGGCATCCGCGCATCGGTGGGCAAATCATCTGGGGTAGCGACCGCCGAGAAATCAGCACCACCACCAGCCGCCGTGCCAAGGGCGGACCGAAGGTCAAGAGCACCACCTTCACTTACGAGGTTGATTTGCTCATCAAGTTGTCTTGCAACGAGATGGCTGGCATCCGAAAAATCTTCATCAATGGGGAACTTCAATGGACCTCGGCTAGCGATGCGGACTACGGGTCAATTGCCGCCAGCGGTTCGCTTGCAACGCGCGTGACGGTGTATACGGGAGCGGACGACCAACTGCCCGATCCGACCTATGAAGCTGCGGTAGGAATCGGCAATGCGCCCGCCTATCGGGGTGCGCTCACCATCATGCTGGAGGGCCTGCAACTCGGGAATTCAGGCCAAATCCCGAACATCACTTTTGAGGTGATGCAAACAGCCGAGGATGTTGTCAACACGCACGAAATAACAGTCACCGACAATGCACCTTGGATTTATGCAGTTGGCACACCGATTCTTAGTCCAGAAGGGTCGACCTTCATGGTTGGCGATTGGACTTCGACTTATGCCAGCACCAACATTGATGTCTACCAAGTTGCCTCGGATGGTGTCATAAACCATCTTCGGCGTGTTAACAGCCCGGTATCTAATGTTGCCACCTCGGGCAGCACCGATGAACCTGTGTTCGCCACTTACAGCGGGTCGGTAGGTTATTTCACCTGGGCAGACGGCACGCACACGATGACCGGCAATGCCCCTTGGCGGTTCGCAAAGTATGAGGATTGGATACTTCTTAACCCTCAGGGCACCGGCCTTTATTTGCACCAGATCAATGGCCGAGATGTAGTCCCGGTGGTGGCGCCTGTGCTGGCTGGTGCTACGTTGCCCAGCGCCACGCCGAATTCAATCGTGATTCGAGACGACAAGGGATATGTGCTGCAAAGCAATGCCAGCAGCGGCAATACTGTGCGCAGCTTGTACGTGTACGACCTCCCAGCAATGACGCTTTCAGCCACGATAGTGACGCCTGCGGTCGCTCGAGATTCGACCCTTCTGATTTCCGACGACAACGGCCTTTACATCGTCTCCACTCCCACGCTATACCGATACGACGATGACACTACTACCTGGGTGGCTGAACGATCTATCCCGGATGGCTATGGCGGGGTTGGCACTTACACGAACCCTGGCACCGGGAACAGTGGCGCGCTGATAGATGGCGTTCTTTACACAAGCCCATTCAACCCCGCCGCAAGCGCAAGCGAATTCCAGCAAGTAGTTATCCGCGCGTCTTGGGTGGCGGCCGAAGCGGGCGAGAGGCCGCTGAATGAGGTGGTCGAGGAGCTTTGCGTACGCGCGGGGGTAGATGATGCCTTCATTGATTCCTCGGCCTTGTCATCTCATGTGGTCAGGGCCTATGCCGTCACGCCCAGCACCACACGGTCAGTCATTGAAGTGCTGATGCAGGCGTATCACTTCGAGGCTGTGTGCGCTGATGCTCTGCGGTTTGTTTCTCTTGGCGGGGCTGCTGCTGTCGCCATCGATTTTTCGGAATTGGGAGCCACGGCACCGGGCAACTTCGTAGAGCCTTTGCTCCTGAACGAGCGCAATGACCCGGAGATGCCGGCGCACATCACGATCAAGTACATGAACGTGATAAACGATTTCCAAGATGGGGCAGAGCGAAGCAGCCGCATCGCCACTGAAAGCAACGCCGAGGAGTTCCGCGAACTTCCGCTCGGCCTGATTCCTTCTGAGGGCAAACAGGCCGCAGACTTCGCCGCCAACATCACCCAGATGTCTCTCACCACTGTGAGCTTTGCTGTTCAGTTGAAGCACTTCAACCTTCAGCCGACTGATGTGGCCACGGTTCAAGACCGCGACGGCTCAACTTATCGAGTTCGCATCACGCGTGCTCAATGGGCCAAAGGCATCTACCAACTTGAAGCGGTATTTGATAGCGCATCGGCAGTAGTAAGCGATGGACTGACGGATGAAGACTATGAAGAAAACAGCCAGATCAGAGTGCCCAGCAGCACCATCTATGTCTTGGGCGATTGGCCATTGTTCCGCGACGAGGACGACAACATAGGGCATTACTGGGCGGCCACTGGTGCGGGCGAGTTCTGGCCAGGTGCTGCCCTGATGAAGTCCACCGATGATGTGGTGTACCAGCAGGTTAGCCAGATCGAGGAGCGCGGCATTGTCGGGTTCGCGCAAACCGCTTTGGGGAGCTACTCGGGCCCGAACATCCCGGATGAAGGAAATTCTGTCCGAGTAAACATTGGTCTGTCTACGACTGCCAGCATCACGTATGAGGAGCAGATCGAAGAAACGACCGGCGCCTGGATGATCGGCGCAGAGTGTGTTATTGCTCGAGTGGCAACCTACATTTCACCTGGCGTCTACGAACTAAAAGGATTGCTTCGTGGCCGAAAGGGGACCGAGTGGGCAATTGGCACCCACGCGATTGGAGAAGCTGTTGCCTACATTCAGCCTGCGGGCATCAGAAGGGTGGGAATGGACCTGGCCGAGTTGGGCCGGGATTTCTTCTATCGGGCTGTTACTTTCAGCAAGCCGATCGACAGCAGCCCGAGCCAAGAGTGGCCGAACACTGGCGTGAGCAGCAAGCCTTATGCGCCCACTAATCTGGATGCGGAGCGAGATGCCGCGGCAGTCACCACCACCATATTCTGGAATCGCCGAACTCGGCTTTCTCAAGCGTGGTGGCTGGGCAATGTGCCATTGGGTGAGGAGACGGAACTCTGGCACATCTATCGGTACACAAACGGCACCTACACCACACTGGCCGAACCCATGGTCACCAGCAATACCGCAAGCTACACTTTCGCCGTCAGCGGCACGGTGTATGTCCGCATTGCCCAAGTCTCGGCGCGAGTCGGTGAGGGCTACTTCCTTCAAGGGGCCGTTTGATGCCAAATCTAGACCAAGTTTCAGCCGGCGCATCGGCCATCACGCAGATCAACGCCAATGAGCAAGCGATGCAAGTTGCGGCGGCCTACGGTCGTCGGGCATCGACCTCCAGCGGTCTGACGCTCGGCTACTACGGCGCCACGCTACAGGACGGCACCGTCATCGCGGCTGGCACCGTCACCGTGGGCGCAAGCACCACCACCTATGTGGTTGTGAATCGATCCACGGGGGCGGTCAGCAGTTCTACCAGTAACACCAACTGGAACGACACCACCACCTATATGCGAATGGCATTGCTGGTGTCTAACGGTTCGGGAATCACCAGCTACACTGATTCCCGACCGATTGGCGGCCTTGGCGGTGGGAGCGGCGGTTCTGGAACCGTCACCAGCGTAGGATTCTCCTGGAGCGCAAAGCTGACGGACATCCTTTCCATCGGTGGCACGCCAGTCACCACCAGCGGCACGCTTGCAGCAGACGCAGTAGACCCTGGGGCGGATCGGATTGTTTTCTGGGACGACAGCGCCAGTAAGCTCACGTACCTGACGCTAGGCGCGAACCTCAGCATCACCGGCACCACTCTGGACGCTGCGGGGGCGTCTCGTACGCCCGCTATTCAGTCGGTGACTTCGGCCTCGACCGTGACGCCCACATTCAGCGACGACATGGTGAAGGTGACGGCGCTGGCGGCCGCCATGAATCTGGCGAATCCCACAGGCACCCCGATCGATGGCCTCGGCATGGTCATCCGCATCAAGGACAACGGGACTGCCAGGGCCTTGACGTACGGCACTCAATACCGCGCCATCGGTGTGACACTGCCCACCACCACCGTCATCAGCAAGACGCTGTACATGGCCATGATCTACAACAGCGACGACACGAAGTGGGACGTGATTGCCGTGGGGCAGGAAGCATGACGCCATTTCAAGCGATGAAGTATCGGCGCTCAACGGCGGGCGGCGATCCGTATTTCGCGTTCGTCTCGTGGCTGCTGCACTTCGACAACACCTTGCTGGACTCGTCGCCGCAGAACGCGACATTCACGGCGTCTGGGAACGCAACGGTCAGCACCACATCACCGATCATGGGCACGGGGTCTTTGCTGCTTGACGGCACGACGGATTACATCTCCGCTCCGGACCGCAACGCCTACACCTTCGATGCCGTGCCGTTCACGGTGGAATGGCTATTTCGACCCAACGGCACGCCGACCGCCTATGACACGATAGTTGGGCAACACTCCAGTTCCTCCAACCTGTGGAAATTCGACATGGGCCTGGGTGGAGTGCGGCCACGCTTCGTGGTGGTTGCGGGCGGCGTCGCGCGCGCCGAGTACACCACCGCGAGCGCCCTCACCCTGACTAGCGGTATTGATTACGCTATGGCGTGGGTTCGGGACGGCTCAAACAACATCGCCTTCTATCTGGACGGCGTGGCGCAGAGCCTGACCGTGACGACCGCAATCGGTTCGTACGCCATCCCGGACTTCACTGCTTCCTTGGTGATCGGCTACGACCCCATCAATGCCGGGCGGGATGTCAATGGCCGCCTGGACGAAATGAGAGGAACCATCGGTGCTGCCCGCTACACTTCGAATTACACGACGGCTGCTTTGCCTTTCCCTAACTTCTGAGGTGCTCATGGCCTGTACAGACCTGAATACGGCAGTAGACGCGCGCATCGCCGCGGCGTTGAGCGCCTACGAACCGCCGCCCGGAGAGCCCGGTCCTCCCGGCTCTCCTCTGCCCGAGGTGCCTGCCTGGGACCACCAGACCGGTTCCGACTGGCCGGCATTTCAAGCCAGGTTGCAAGACGACGCGGCCCGATTCAGCAAGCTGCCGTTTTCGACATGCGGCAAAACCAACCTGACGGCCACCTTTCCAGCCACGACCAACCTCATCTCGGCGGCCCTGTCGCTGCCTGAGCGCAGGCACTACCTGACGCCGCACACCGGCTCGCCAGGCTATGCGCGCGTGGCCGACATCCAGACGCTGCAGAACGCGCAGCAGGAACCGCATCTAGGCTCTGGCGGGGCGCGCACAAATGGCGCTGTACTGTTCCCCGATGGCGAAGTGATGCCAGTCCCTTCCTGCTCGACCAGCATTCAGGTGCTGACGCCAACCACGGAGTCCGGCCGCACGCTGGCAACCGCGGCGCCGGGCAACTATGCGTTCTGTGGCGGCGCGCTGTGGGCGGATGGGGTCTCAGCGCTGTTCGCTCCACACACTGCCCGCCACCCCTGGCTGGTGAACAAGAACACCGGAGCCGTCACGGTGCTGACCGGCTACACGTTCGCCGGAACCTATGCCTGCGCAGGCGTGCGCCGCGTGCACACGGGCGAGTACCTGTTCGTGCCGCACGACCACACGAAATTTGTCCTCCTCGATCCGGCCACCCTGGTGTTCCGCGAGCTGCCCTTCACGGCGCCCGGGGCCGAGTCCTATGTGGACTGCACGACGCTGAACACCGGGGAGGTGTACGTGGCGGCCCACAAAGCCCCCTGCAGCGTCGTCATCGATGTGGTGGCCGGGACGAAACTGGACACCCTGCCGCCCCTGGTCGGCGCCGCCATCACGCCGGCCTGGGCGAACTTCCGTACGTGCAAGCGTCTGGCCGATGGGCGCGTCGCGCTGGTCCCGTTCAAGCATTCCAAGTGCTGGGTTTACGAAAGGGCCACGAACCGACACACGCAGGCGCCAGGCACCTACCCCGAGGGGGCGGTGGCCTGCGCTTCAATGGCGGAATTCGGTGACGTGTTCCTGTGGCCCTGGAACCTTGGCATCGCCTACAAGCTGGCCGCAGGCTACGGCGTGCCGGTAGACCCGCAAATCGTGTGCTCGCCACTTTTCAACGGATTCTGAGCTATGACCCAAGAAACTCGCCCCGGAGAACTCCCACGCGAACGCCGCAGCGGGCAGAGTGGCGTCACGATCAACGACCTCATCAAAGCCGCGCTGGTGCCTTCACTGATGGGCGTCTCGGCCATGGCCGGGCTGTACTGGAAGTTTGAGGAGAACCGGGCCACCACGGCGCAGACGCTCACGCGCATTGAAACCAAGGTCGACAAGGTCTCCGATCAAACCGCCGACCTCAAGTCCAAGACCGACGTGATGGACTGGCGCATGCAGCAGATCGAGAAGATCAGATGAGACTCGTTCCTGACTGGCGATGGGTGCTCAGCCGCTCATGGTCGGTGCGGCTCAATGTGCTGGGCGCGATCTTTGGCGCCTGGGCCGCTTACTGGGGCTTCGACCAGTACGGCATGCCGCGATACATCAGCCTGCCCGCCGCGCTCCTTCCGGCTCTGGCGGTGGTGGCCCGGGTCATTCAGCAGAGGTAAAACATGCCGGTCCAACCCGTACCTCCACCGCGGCCCGATCCCGGTCCTACGCGCCGCACAGTCACGACGGCGGGGGGTGCGGTACTAGTCGCTGCCGCAACCGCCCTGACGGCCTTCCTGGGCGTGTGGGAGCCGGACCAAGAAGACCCGGGCATCGTCTACGCTGACCGGCTTGCTGGTGGTCTTCCCACCGTCTGCAAGGGCATCACCCGCCACGTGACCACGACCCCCGTGGTGGTGGGCGAGCGCTGGAGCCAGGAGAAGTGCGCAGACGAGGAAGCACGGGCCATCATCAACAAGGTGCAGATTCCGCTGGCCCGCTGCTTCAAGCGCGGCGACGTGCCGCAAAGCGTGTTCGACTTCTTCTCCAGCCATGCGTGGAATTTCGGTGTAACCGCCACGTGCGGCAGCGGAGCGATGCGCGCGGCCAATGAAGGCGACTATCGCCGAGCCTGCCAGCGCCTGAGCCGTGGCGACGACGGCAAACTGCAGTGGGTCTACGTGACTAGGCCAGACGGCTCCAAGCAGTTCGTGCAGGGTCTGGCCAACCGCCGCGTGGCCGAGACCGGCGGCTGCCTCAAGGATGTGAAATGATCGCCCTACTCGAACGACACTGGCTCCCCCTGGCGCTGGCCACGCTCGCCGCCCTGGCGATGCTGACGGCAGGCGTGGAGCGCTCGCGCCGGCTGCAGGCGCAGACCGACCTCGCAACCTACAAAGCCGACCATGAAGCAGCGGCGCGCAAGGAGAAAGATCGGCTGACGGCAGAACGTGATGCGCTGGCCGCCCGCCTGTCAACCATAGACGCCGAAGCTACGGCAGAACTTCGAAAGGCCCAGAATGAAAATGCGAATCTTCGCAATCGCCTCGCTGTTGGCTCTGTCGGCCTGCGCGTCAAAGCCGTCTGCCCCGCCAGTGGTGAGCCGCCCCGCCCCGCCGAGGGTGGCAGCCTGGATACTGGAACCACAGCCGTCCTCGATCCCTCTGTTGGACAGGATTATTCAGCCCTTCGAGAAAACATCATCTCAACCGAAAGCAAATTGAGCGCGTGCCAAAGCTCGCTCAAGCAGTTTTCATCGCACGAATAGCAGCGGCGTGATCTTCGCCAACCACTTTGTATGCCGCTTCCCAAACACAGTTGGACTCAGCAGGTGTCATTGACTCGACCTTGGCGGCAGCGGCGTCGAGCGTCTGGGTGGTGCAAAACCTACCGAAGGAAAGCATGTCTTCTTCGGTGTAGGGCCCATACTGTCGCTCCCATAGGCCTTCCACCACAACATCTTTGAAAGGCAGTTCCGGCAATTTCATGGTCATGTCGTTTTCTTCTTTGGAATGTTGAACAAGTGAACTTCCCCCGGCCAGACGGTCGATGCGCATCGAGTGCAGCGGTAGAGAATACTTTCGGATTTCTCGACCTCTGGATGGCTGAACTGCCCACAGAACAGACCGCCCATCAGTCGTTTCCAGAATGTGCGCTTCATGGCTTTTCTACTTTCCGCTCTGCCAAATAGATCCGCATCAGGCCTGACTTGGTGACGCGAACTTCTAAGGTGTCTTTGGGCGTCTTGATATGAATCCACACATAGCCAGTTTTTTCGTCGCTGGCGGCGGCTTGTAGATCAGCCCAGCGCCTACTGGCTCGATCTTTAATCGCATCGAGGTCTGGCTTTGTGAGCCCGGGGTCCTCTGGATTGAAGCCGGTAAGAAGGTGCACCAATGTTGGCGGCATGCCATCCCCCGCGCTGGCTGGTGAGGGTGAGGGAGGAGCGCCAAGCCAGAAGGGAACAGCCTCGATCGAACGCGAGCCGTTGACCTCGCCGCCGTGGTTGAAGCGTATGACGGTGCCTCCGCCGATGTCGTGATAGCGGTATGCATAGCCATGTGGCGCCACCGGCTCGGCGGGCTGCACGGGTAGGGCGAGGGCGGCGTCGATCCGCGAAAGGTAGGGCTCGGCGCTGGCCCAGCCTGCAAGCCATTCGCGAGCGGCAATCAACGCCTCGCGCACCGGGTCTTGTTGGGTTGTCATGGCTGGCCTTTCGTGTCGGACTGGCTGTGCTGCTCGCCCGGCCGGTATTCGTAGCGATCCAGGCTCATCGCAAAGCGCAGCGACATGGCGGCGGTCTGCATCGCCTCGGTGCGCACTTCTTCGGCGCTGTTCTTGTGCGGCTCGTAGCAGAGTTGCAGTGCGGCCTTCGTCAGTTCGCCGAACTCCTCGCCCAACACCGCGACGGCATGCAGAGGGTCGGTCGGCCACGTCGGAAACTTCTTGGTGGCGCGCTCGACCTCGGCCACGATCTCCGCGACGACCGGCCGCACAGCATCAGCAGCGGGTGCGGTGGCGGCAATGACTTCCCGAGCGAAGGCACGCACGTTCTCCCATTCCTTGATGCCACGACCCGACGACGTGATGCCGTGCTTCTGGCGCAATTCGTTGATGCGCTCGTCGGTCAGCGCCTCCCCCTGCACGGCAGGGCCCTTGCTGGTGGCGTACTCCTTCGCGCTCCCAAACCCGTTGGCCGACAGCCACGCGGGGTTCAGCATCTGGCCTTGCTCTATGTCATGCGGGTCATCGATCCACTTCGGCACGGCAGCGGGTGCTGCTTCAGTGCCCGAGCCCTTGCAGAACGGGCATTCCTCGCTGTCGTAGCCGCCACCGTTTGGCAGGAGGCCGCCGACCATGCCATGGCCGCTGCAGCCGGTGCACGGCGTGGGCGCGGGTGCTGCCTGCACTGCATCGGCTGCGTAGCGCGATTTGATGCAGGAGTAGTTCGCAGAAGCCCATGCATCCAAGCATCCCAGCGTGGGGTAGTCCTTGTCGTCGTACTTGGCTTCGCGCCACAGTCCGTAGTGCTTCTCGGCGATCTCGCGCCACGCATCGCGCTCGGCGGCCAGGGACGCATCGCTGGGCGCCTGCACTGCATCGGGGGAGGGTTCAATTCGACGGAGAAAACCGTACAGTTCGTCAATCGCCGCAGTCTCATGGTGGTTGATCATGCGATCCGACACCATGTCGTTCAGGCACGCCACGGCGCGGCGCAGCTTGCGAATTTCCTGAGCATCGACCACCACTGGCGCGGCCTGCGGGGATGTGGCGGCACGGGCGAGCCAGCCGCCCCAGCGGTGGCCAGTCTCGAAATTTTGGTACTCGATCCACGGCTCGGGCGCGAGGCGCTGAAGTTCGGCAGAGCTTCGCGTCAGATCGAAGCCCATAGGCTCGGCATCAACTTCAAACGCCTCGCGCTCTGCATCCATGGTGGGTAGGGTGTTCATTGGGCTCTCGCTTTCAGCATGTGGTCGGCCAGTTCGTAGGCGCGGCCCGCAATTTCAGCCTGGCCCATCTGGTGATAAATCGATTGGCACGACGGCAGAGCAGCCGCTGCGAAGTAGTCCCGCATGGACAGTCCAAGGGCTTGAAACGTGCGGTGACTGAGTTGTCGTCCTGTGGGCTGCTCAGGATCGACTTCGACCGGAAAAGCCGGGCCTCCGTCGTCGGTGGGTAGGGTGTCTTTGGTCATGCTGGCACCTTGAACGTAAGGTCGTTGAGTTTCTTGATCTTGCGATGCGCCGCTTCGATAGCCTTTGCGCGTCGGTCTTCGGCGTTGTCTATTGCATCGCTGCCTGACTCAAACCACTCGCCCCGGTGGAAATAGCTGGGAAGCCCAAGATTTCCTTTAGGCCGGACTACTGCCATTTCCTTGTCAATTTCTGCTTCGTGCACAGTGACTCCCTCCGTGAGGGCGTACTTCGTGACGTATATGCGGGTCATTCTTCCTTCTCCTTTGTAATAGAGGCGCGGGCGGCTCCAGACCGCCCGGGTGAGTTGCTTACTTCTTCTTGCCCTTGGCCGCTTCGGCTGCCTTGGCGGCACGGCGTGCGCGGTCGCGGGCATTGCGCTTCTCGCGCTGGGTTTCAGGCGTGTCTTCGGCCTCCTGCAGAGCTTCGGCCAGACCTTGCTCGGGGCTCTTGGTGGTGGCCTTCTTGCCGGCCGGCTGGACGGCTTCTTCGATGGTCTTTTGTCCCACGGATTCCGGCGCGATCACCTCGATGTCGATTTCGCGCTTCTTCAGCACGCCGGCGCCGCCGATGGTTTCTTTGTCGGTGTCGGCAAAGTAGGCACGGAAGCGGACTTCACAGCCGCCACCTTCCTTGTTCAGCCAGTCCAGCTTATCAATGGTCACATCGCGCACGCGGATGTCGGCTTGGCCGCTGGCACCCTGGTAGATGATGAGCTTGGAGCCGGGCTGTTCGTCGGTCCAGTGCTGGCGCCCCATCTTGATCCCGGCTTCGGTCAGGCTGGGCAGATCGGACAGCACATCCACGCCATCGAGCACGCCCTGCGAGGCCGGTTTCCCCCCCTTGTCGTAGAAGAACGGCAACAGGTTTTTGTTCAGCATGCCGAACAGTTCTTTGTTGGAGATGGTGAGCTTGAAGAAGAGGGCGCATGCCGGGACAAGCCCGGTCTGTCCCATCTTCACGGCCTGGGGGTCGATCTTGGTGATGACCGCCTTGTGTTTGCCAACTAGGTTGAAACGCATGATTTTCCTTTCGTTTGAATGATTGCTTTGCAGTTGAAGAAAAAGGCCCTCGCGCCACCAAGTAAGGAGGAGGAGCAGGAGAAGGAACGGCAGCGGTCTATGGGCGGGAAACTAGCAGCGCTCAGGCAAATGCTGGCGCACGAATCGGGCAAAACCTTCGACAAGGGCAGTGCAGTCGGACTCCATTGCCGGGTATCGGTGTTGCTCAAGCACGTGGAAGTGCGTGACAAGCCAGTCCAGCGGGTGGCCGTCCTCCTTGATTTCGAAGATGTTCCAGCGGAAGGTGGAAGCTTCAAAGATCGAAAGGTAAAGGCGCCACTGATACCCGGTCATGTAGCGTTCCGGGTCATAGCGGGCCGTGGTCTTGTGGTCCTCGATGCGAAGCCCTGCAATGCCGTCAAGCTGACCGCTGATGATGATGGGCTTGTCGTCCACCATCCATGCCTTGCTGGCCCGGATTTCCCGGACACTGGGCAAGGCAATAGCCACATCCAGTTCAAATCCGAACTGGTAGCCATCGGCCTCCAGCACTTCCACATCACCCTCCAGAGCATGCTCAAGCGCCTTATGAAAGGCCGTGCCGGCGAGCATTGCGGGAGTGGATGGGAAGCCACCAGAAAGACGCGAAAGGATGTCCTCCAAGGCTGCATCCTCATCCAGCAGCCATTGGCGATATGCCTCTACCTCGCTGACGCGGAACACGCTCATGCTGCCGCCTTGGCAATGAACTTGCCGGCCTTCTTGTCGTACTCCAGGCCCTTCTCTTTGGCTGCGCGGCCGAACAGGGCCTGCACGGCCTTGGGGGCCTTCTGGACCGCCTCAGACTTCTCATTGAAGCCCTCCGCATCGGAAAGCGCGCCGATGACTTCGCGCCAGCCTTCAAGCTCGGCCTGAGCAGCCGCCTGTTCTTCTGTGAGCGCGTTCAGCTTGGTCTTGATCTGGTCAATCACGCCAGCCAGGAAGTGAGGATCAACCTCCGGGCGCGGCACTTCGATGGGTTCCAGCTGGCCGGGGTTCTTCCCGAAGGCTGCATCGGTAGGCGAGAAGTTCAGCCAGCGCTTGCCGTCACGGATAGCGATGCGACCCATGGCGTCGGCCGCCTTGTAGATTTCCCCCTTAGAGCCGCCTTGAACATCCAGCCGCTCGATGATGTCATCGCCATTGCGCTGCTCGTCCATGTGGGCAATCAGGACAACATCCTTGCCGTAGCCATTCAGCGCCTTCAGCCAAGCCACGAACTCGGCCTTGAGGGTGCCATAGCCCTGCAGCGTCAAAGCGCCTCCACGGCCCGCTTTCGGGTTCCTGCGGATGATGTCTGCCGTCAAGGCGTCCAAGGCCCGGCCAGCCGTGTCCACGATGATGGTGCTGTACGGCGCCAGATCGTCTGCGTTCAGGTCGGCCACATCGCCCCAGGCCGAAACACGCACGGTGTCTTTGCGATTGGCCGCACGGTGCGCGCCTTGGTCAAAGTCCAGCAGCAGCGGCGAATCAGCCGTGAAGGCCATCGTGGTCTTACCGATGCCGGGAGGCGCGTAGATGCAGACATTGAGACGCTCCACCTTGATCGGGTCGGAAGATTTGAGAATGCGCAAAGCCATGTGGTTCTTTCAGGTAGGGGTTTTAACGAGGAATTCAGCCGGGCACTTGGAGTTCCAGATAGCCCAGTCAGGATCAAGACGCGCCCGATAGCCGAGCAGCTTGGAATAGGAGTTGACGCCCTTGCGGTATGCCTGGCTGTCATCCGAATACTGGAAGAACCAGTCATGGGAGCCGAGCAGGCCAACATAGGAAGCCATGTCCATGTCCTCCCCGCTCATCTGCGAGAGGACGCCATGGAAGGCGAGGTTGATGTGATCGTGGGGCATCAGAGAAGCCACTTCACAATTGCACCAGCCAGCACCACGATGGCGAAGGCAACAACAAGGCAAAGCCAGATCAGGCCAGAGGCAACCTCATCGAAGCCGAGCGGCGCCATGTCGGAGGGCATGTACTCGCTGTCTGAACCGTCTGTGTTGAGCGTGACGAGAGGGGCGGGAGCGGTGTTCATTTCGACCCCAGAGCAAGCCAAAGGCTGCCGCAGAATAAGGCGGTGAAAGCAATGGCGAAAAGCCATCCCCAAAGCACGCGCCAGCCATCTTGCAAGATCGTCATCCAGACCAACCCGAGCATCAGGGAGACAGAGAAAACGGTGCCAAGAATTTGAGATGCAGTCATGAGAGAACCTCGTATTCCCATTTATCGTCCGGGTCATCGTCGCAGCGGCACAAATGAATGGCGCGTCGCCTGACCGATTCCAGCCACACGCGCTTGCCGCTAACAGTCGTGACAGGAAACCAGGCAAACCACGCATGCCATGACAGAAGGTGGTCTCTGCCTTTGGGGGCTGTGGCCTCCCATCTCATGACTTACTCCCCTTGAGCGGAACGACCTTGCCCAGCACCACGCAGGCATCGCGCTCTGCCTGCTCACGCTTCACGCGGGCAAAGGTCTTGCGGATGTCGGTCGCCTCGCTGCGCACATAAGGGCGCGGGACGATGATTCGCTTGGCGAGAGGGAAGGTCATGCTGCACCCCCGGGGGCCTTGGCGATGGCGGCAATTGAAGTGAAGCGCCCCGCTGCGTGGTAGTAGTCGTCGCTTCCCACTACCCGAACATAGCCCGTAGGCGTGACGTGCGCGACGGTGTATTCGCGGCCGCGGCGTAGGAATCCGGTGCCGGCGCCGTCTGTGCAAACCACGCGGTCGCCGTTTTTGGTGTACTCGGCAACAAGCGGCGGCAGGCGGCGGCTTAGCTTATGCCAAGTCCCCAGCGTGTGCTGCGCGCTCATGCTGCACCGCCTTGGATTTCTGCGACGGCGGTGTGCTCAATGCATTGCAGTTCGCTGATGCGCTTATCAATGGAGCGCAGTTCTGCTGCGAGCGCGGCACGAGCAATGCGCTTTTGCTCCTCAAGGGCTGCCACAATTCCAGGAACGGGGTCGAAGGAATCTGGAATCTCGTAATCGAACGAGTGCTCAGCGACGATTACTTCGTTGGGCGAGTATTTGGGGCTCGGCTTGTACATCGAGAAGCGCACCACGGGCGGGTCGTAGTTGCTCGTTTCGTGTGTGATGTACCCTGTGATGGTGTGCACGCTCATGCTGCACCGCCTTCTTGCATACCGATGGAAAATTCTTGGGTGAACATCTTTCGGTCGGAAGCAGAAAGCGCCTTCCACATCCCAACCAGGGAGACATTACCGCCCTTATCGGCCTCACGCTGGCGCACATCATGTGCATGCGCTTGCCAGCCCTCTGCCGCTTCGCTGGTGGCCTTCCAGTGAAGATGCTCGGGGAAGCGAGCCCAGCCCTCTGCAAAGGTGGATTGCACGATGGCCTGAACTTCGACCCGCGCATCCAGCCCGAAGCGCTCGACCGAATCCATGGTCGCCTCGATGGAATCGGCGTAGAGGCCGTCGAACTCGAATGCCGGATGGCCAGGCATCGTGACCGTGATGGTGAAACCTCGATTGGTCTTCATGATCTGCTCCTATCTCGTTTGTGTGTGCGCCGATGATAAATGCGAAAGATCGCTTAACGCAAGTAGACTTAACAAATACCCGATGAACGGCAAAGGTTACTTAACATCCGATGCAAACGCATGTACCATCCAGCACATGACAAAAACCCAAGCAATCAAGAAGGCGGGCTCTGCCTCCGCACTGGCGGCGATCTTTGGAATCAACCGTGCGGCTGTGACGCAGTGGGGCAAAAACCTCCCGCCGCTGCGCGAGTACCAGCTTCGAGAACTGAAGCCCGAATGGTTCTCAGGGAAAAAGACATGAAAACCGACATCGGGCACATCCGCACCAAGACGCAGAAGGTGCTCGTCTCCTTCGAGCATGTGGACTTCTTCGACCGCGACCACCAGCAGCGCACCGAGCAGTTCCTCAAGGACTGTTTCGAAGCCGAGAAGCGGGGCGGCTGCTATTTCAAAAACATGGGCGACATCGCCAGAGAACGAAAGGAAACCCAATGCGTAAAGCGCTGAAGATTGCCCAGATCGCGGGTGTGCTGCTGATGGCTGGAGGCGTTGCTGCCTGCGCGCACAAAGATCAGTACCTCCATGCCATCGGCCCGCTGTTCCTGGCCGGGATTGTCTTCTATGCCGTTGGTGGCCTCGGGCAGTGGCTCATGGGGCCGGAAAGGCCAAGGGTGCAGTGATGCAGGTCACGCCGATTGTTTTGACGGTAGGAAATCACTCGGAAAACATCGCCATGAGTGAAGACGTGTTTGCCAACTCAATTGCATTCGAATCAGTAGTGCTGTATCGCATGAGAAAACTTCGGGAGAAACATCTCACCGATGCGAAGCCTAAGAAAATTTCTGTTGCTGTTGACAGCGCAAGCGAAAAGCGCTGACAATTCGCCCTGTCAACTGTGCCGACACACATGACGACAAACAACATGAGGCCCCTTTCTCATGCGTTTCCCGCCTTCAGTGGCAGGTGTGTCGGCACCGGAGCGCAGCAGAAAGGGGCTTTTGCTTTTGCGCTCACCGTCAGGGCGCGCATTGACACAGCTAATGGGCCTGCATGGGCCGCACCCGAGAGACACCCTCGCCAGGACAGGCAAACCAACATCACCGGGCGCTCGCAGGGGGCCTACGGTAGAGGCAGACCAGCCGAAGCCGTGAACGACTCGTCAAAGGTTGAAGTCAGGGCGGTAGGGACGTACCGGGTGCATAACCAACACCTCAAATCGTCAGGGTTCGATAGGGTGATGTTGGGATTGGGTCTGTGTTCAAAGACGGTGGGGGTTCAACCAACCCCTGCATTAGGCGACCTATGGGCAAACTGAAACTCAAGGCAGAAAAGCTGACGATCAAGTACCGGAAATTGGAACTGGTCCATTCCCTGCGCGCAAAAACTGCCAATGAGATTGCGGCCGAAATAAAAGTGGCTAGCGCTGGATTCTTGCGTTCTCTGGAGTGGAGAGAGCTTCGGCAAAAGGTGATCGAGCGGTACGGGGCCAAGTGCATGTGTTGCGGCTACACGTCGAATGACAAGAGCCGCATTCATGTGGATCACATCAAGCCGCGCAGCCTCTACCCATCGCTGGCCTTGGACTTTGAGAATTTGCAGGTCTTGTGTCGAGCCTGCAACAAGGCAAAGGGAAACAAACACTCGACCGACTATCGCCAGAAAAAGGAAAAGAATTGACTACTCCAATCGCAGACGCCATCCTTGGGATGTGCAGACTTGACCAGCAATACAACGACCCGAGTGTTCTGTGCGACAAAAACGCCGTGTGGGAACTTGTAGAGCAGGCTAAGGCTAAGGTCGAGAAACTGATGACCCAGGCGGCTGCCCAAGCAGCACAGGACACTGCTGAAGCGCATGACCTCGCTGGCCCTGTGCCGCGCGCCAAGGTACCAGCCTGTCCCCATCAGAAAGTCCTCGCGCTGTGGGCCGAAGTGCTGCCCGAACTGCCCCAGCACACCCAGTGGACAGATACTCGGCGCAAGCACCTTCAAGCCCGCTGGCGCGAGACCGCTGTGCAAAAGAAGTGGGAGAGCGAGGAACAGGGCCTGCACTACTTCCGCCGCCTGTTCGGCTACCTGAAGCAGTCGGATTTTCTGATGGGCCGCGCAGCTACCCAAGGGCGCCGCACGTTCACCATCGAACTGGAATGGCTCATCAACCCCAGCAACTGGGCGAAGGTCATTGAGGGCAAATACCATGCGTAAAGCCTTCAGCGAACACGAAAGCTTGGCCGATGCTCTGCCGCGTACGCCGGTCAAGTACCGCTGCAGCGCGAAGGGCTGCCCCATGCCGGGCACCATCTTCATGATGCCCGGAGTCGAGGAAGGCCAATGTGGCTACCACTACATGGCCATCCCGCGCGACTGGCCGAAGGTCACCGATAGGCTCAAGGACTGGCTGTGCGTGGTCGACGCCATCAAGGCCTGCAGGCGGGCGCATACAGACATGCAGACGGCCTGCTCACCCGATGCACTGGACAAAATGCTGGCTGAGGCTTGGGGAACGCTGAAGCCGCTGGCGTCGGACTGGATCGAGCAGATTCAACCGGCCGCGGGGGAAAGCTACCACCGCTGGGGCCAGCGCCTGGAATACTTCCTTGATGCGCGCATCAGGAACAAGCCGCAATGACCCGCGAATACGCCCTTGTGCGTTTACTTGAGCTTGGCCCTCTCACCCTGGCCGAGCTTTGCACTGTCACCGGCTGGAAGGAAAAGGAAGTGCGCGAGACCATCTCCTCCTGCCGGGATCGGATCACTTTCTCCAACATGAAGCAGGCGCGAGAGGGTAACCGCGTCTATCTGACCAAGGCTCAAACATGCTGATAATTTCCTGCGACCCTGGCTTGACAGGCGCGATGTCCCTGATGGATCACAACCGCAATCTGCTCGACTGCATTGACCTTCCGGTCTGCGGCAACGGTTTGGAAACTGGATCAATGAAGAAGTGGATTGACATTGAGGCGTTGCTGCGCATCTTCGCCGGCTGGTCTGGTGTGCATGATTTCCCGCGCGAGTCTGTGATCGGGTGTATTGAAAGACCAGTTGCAGCGCCCGCCATGCGTGGGGCGAAGTTCGGTATTCCAACCCAAACGACTGCGGCCCAATTCGATACCTTTGGTGTGCTGCGGACCATGATGCACATGCGATGCAACGCGGTGCATTGCGTATCTCCAAGTGAATGGAAGCGCTTCTACGATTTCGGAAAAGACAAGAACGCCGCACGCAACACCTGCCTTCGCCTGTTCCCCACCGCGCCCGTGGGCCGCGTGAAGGACCATAACAGGGCGGAGGCTATCCTTATCGGCAACTGGTATGCCAAGGTGAAGGCATGAAGCAAGAGCCTGTCCAATTGCCGGGCCTGGACACGCCAGCACGCCAAGCAGACGCCGCGATGAAGCGCATTCGCGAGTTCATCAATCGCAGCGCGGCACAGCATCTGCATCACCTGAAAATCGCTGGCAGGCAGACCAACCGCTCATGATCGAGTACCGCCTTCTCACCAGCCCTCATCAGGCGCACAAACAACTGATGGAGCTATGGCAGCAGTACGCTAAGCCTCACAGCATGCGCGGGGGCCAGGCGATCGTCTGCTGGGAGACCCGCAACCCCAAGCTGCGCGAACTCATGCGCGGTGCGCTGCACGCCACGCTGCGCCAGATTGCTAGCGAAGTGTGGTTCACCAACCACCAGACCGGCACACGCTTTCGCTACACCCTTACCGCATGGAAGGAGTTCTTCCGCCAAGAATTCCTCGATGCCGGCATCTCAACCGAAGCCATCAGCGATGACCGCTACGCCCTGTTTCTCCTTCAGGTGACAGCCTTCGCAGTGGTCGAACTCAACATGGAATTGCAGGAGCCTGAAGAAGAATGACTCTCGATGAAATCAAGGACCGTTGCCAGGAAGAAGGGGACTGCCTTCTCTGGACTGGCGGCATGGCCAGCGGCATCAGCCCCTGCCTCAGAGTGGAAGGCCGCACCAGTAACCTGCGTACTCTGCTGTGGCGTGGCCAGGGCAAAGTCTTGCTGAAGGATGAATACGTGGGCACCACCTGCAAGAACCCCCGCTGCGTTGCGCACCTCGCACGGAAGAAGAAGGTAAATGTTCTGAAGGGCCGGGTAACCCCTGCAGACACGCGCCGTCGGATGGCGATTGCCTGTAAGGCAAAGTCCAAATTGTCCGACGCGGATGTTCAGTTCATCCGACTTTCAGAAGACACTAACGCGGCCCTTGCCAGAAAGTTTGAGGTGTCAGAAAGCTCCGTTCGGAAAATCCGCGCTGGCACTCGTAGGCGCGACTACAGCAATCCCTTTGCAGGGCTGGCATCGTGAGAGTCCTTATCGCCTGCGAGGAGTCTGCGGTCATGCGTCAAGCGTTCGCCAAGCGCGGGCACGATGCATGGTCCTGCGATCTGAAGCCCACCAGAGTGCCTGGGCAGCACTTTCAATGTGATGTGCGCGAAGTGTTGGACATGCAATGGGACTTGATGATCGCTCACCCGGTTTGCCGAAGGTTGACCAACAGCGGCGTTCGCTGGCTGACAGGCCCCACGCCCCCCAAAGGCATGACCTTTGAAGATATATGGCGAGAGTTGGAAGAGGGCGCAGCCTTCTATCGTCTGCTTCGGGATGCGCCGATCAAGCGAAAGGCCATTGAGAACCCGATCATGCATGAGTACGCACGCAACCTTGTGAAGCCGGGCTATAGACAAGTCGTCCAGCCTTGGTGGTTCGGCGACCCAACATTTAAGGCAACCGGGTTTGAATTGATCGGCCTCCCTGATCTGGTGCCCACAAACAAACTCATTCCTCCAGCAAAGGGGACGCCAGAGCACAAGGCTTGGTCATGGGTTCACCTGATGCCGCCCGGTGAAAAGCGGGAGGAAGCGCGCAGTGTGACCCAGCCGGGGTTGGCCGAGGCGTGTGCCGAACAATGGGGAAACTTCATTCAGAAAGAGTTGGAGTTTTCATGAAGCGCTCACCCATCCGCCGAGGCAAAGGCTTCCGCTCCCGTGACCGCCAGCCACCAGAAGCTGAGATACCGAGCATTCCTCGGGAACTACCCGAAGCCGGAATTCCGGCTTCGCCCCCAAGGCGAGGCACCTACGGCCCTGTCACGCTCACAGCAGCCCCAAAGCCAGTGGAGCACCGAAACGAGGACTTGCTAAAGATGGCACGCGGAAAGCGCTGCCTAATCAACATTGGCCGGTGTGATGGAGATGAAACGGTCGTCGCCTGCCACAGCAACCTAGCCGAGCACGGCAAAAGCCTTTCACGCAAGGCCGACGACGAATACACGGTATGGGGCTGCTTTTCGTGCCATCGAGCACTGGATTCCAGTGGATCAACAGCAAAGGTCAAACGCGAGTGGTTCATGGAGGCCCATGCCCGCCAGATTACGGAATGGGCGCGAATCGCCTACGACATGAGCGAGACGCCAAAGAGCAGACGAGCAGCATCCTGGGCGCTTGAGATGCTGCACAGGGAATGGCAAAATGACACCGCTCGGGACGCAGTTGCCAAGACCACGTAACGGGCATCGTGGTTCACCCCGGGGCTTCGGCCTCGGGCCTTTTCCTTCAAGACAGCGGCGACCCCAATCAACCAAGGAAGGACATGCCCTGTGAATCATGCGAACGCCGCCGAGAACGCCTCGCCTACTACCTCAGGCTTGCAAAAGAACGGGCAAACAGACTCGTCAACCGAGCAGCCAAGCGAAATAGCCCAGAAACTGGACATCCTCATAAGCCTACAGACCGAGGCCAATGAACTGGCCAGAGAGGGCAACTCCCTGATCCTGGCCTTGATCGAGGCAATGGGCGAAGATCATGGAGAGCCGGAACTCTACATCCCGCCACCCCTGTGACTCTCCGCTCCCACAAGTCCACCATCCGCAAGGCAGAAGCCCAACGCCCAGCCCTGCGCTCACCCCCCACCCCCTCAGAGCAACGCATCACAGGCAGACGCCTACAAGCCACAAGGCTCAAGCTCTGGACCAGCAACCCCTACTGCAGGGGATGTGGCCGCCTCACCGACTATCCCCACGGATTCGAGCTAGACCACATAGAACGCCTAGACCAAGGCGGCCTAGACATCGAAGCCAACATGCAAGTCCTCTGCGTATGGCATGACC